ATCCGTCATAGGTGAAGCCATGTAGCTACAGTTTGTCTCTGTGGGTAGAGAAGCTTCCATCATCTCGTAATATGCATATCCCAAAATCACTGAAAAAAGTATGGCGTAAAAGTGCTTCATCTAAAGTTACACAATATTAAAAAAATATACCTCTATAGATTAAATGCATCTTAAAGATCTCAAAGATCACTGGAAAACTATTCGTACGGAATTAGATGCTTTACCTAGAGATGTCTTCATAAGTGATAAACCTAGACCAACTGGTCAATGGGAAGGTAGCGAGATAATGAGAAAAATATTGAGTGATTATTCGGCTGGTAAGTGTGGTTGGCTTAAGGGAGGACAGGACCATGTCCAAAACGACTGGATTAGTTGGCCATTTTATTGGGAAAATAAACCATTATTAGGTAATTGCACTAAATGCCCTAAAACATACAAGCTACTTTCTCAGATACCAGGCATTCGTATTGCTGGTTTTGCCCTCATGAAAGGTGGTGTACAACTAAAGGAGCACACAGATCCAAGTGGTCATAATTACACATTCACATATCATCTAGGTCTTAAATGTCCAGACGATTGTTATTTACATCATTGGACCATGGGTACTATAAAAGAAGAAGATGGTAAACATGTTATATTAAATGCCAAATACCCCCATTGGGCTGAAAATAAGTCTAAAGAAGATCGTATAATTCTTTATATTGAATTTTATAACCCGAATCAAAAGACTGTAGTACATCCAACGCGACTTAGAGTACCCGAATACCATGGCCCATCCAACCGCGTTGACTGATGTCACTCTCTTCACACCATGGATACACTTCTTCTCCAACGAAATTTATAGCATCCATGCCAGCCTCCATACATTCCATACATGTTCCCATACTGTCGTCAATGATGCAACCTATACCTAGGGCGCGGCACACATCCACCTTTTTGATTTCATTCTCTGTAAAACTGTTTGTTAGGATGACATCATCAAATATACCTGGATAAAAGTGTTCAATCCAAAGTTCTGTAGGCTCCCTCACTATTTCCTGCCGTCCCGTAACTATGTACATTTTATCAAACACCATGTTTAGATTTTTCATAGCCCTCTGAGACCCCTCGATGGGCTCCAAATTACGAAATTCGTCTGACATGTAAAAATCGCGAAGTATTATTTGGGATTCTTCTTCTGTGCAATTAAAAACTTCTCTATAAAGGTAGTTGTATTTTTTGTTTTTAGGTAACTTCACCCCCCTCCTCTTAGCCATAGGTTTCAATAAGTGCACGAGGACTTCATCTACATCTATGGCAATTTTGGTGTTCATTTATTTACTCTAATATTATTCGTAATCTCTAATACACACACCCACCGGGAATCTTGGAACCCCCAAAGCTGTCAGATTTTGGAAACGAACTGTCAGCATCTTCCCGATATATTTCTTATAGTTCTTGTAGTGCTCTTCACGTTGAGCAATCGTACCCTCTGGCCTCACTGTAAATTCCTGACCATCTTGGGTCTTGCATACCCAAACAACAGCGTCTGCGTCCCTACCGTGACCAGTCTTGGCACCAACAATTTCATATTCCTCTGTCTGAAATTCCTTATACTTGAGAAGGTAATTGCTTCGCTTTCCAACTTCGTACGTACTATTACGATCTCTAATCATAACACCTTCGTAACCCCTTGAAGTAAAAAGGTCGTGGTACGTCTTCACATCAGATTTCTTCTTTACGAGGAATGTTTCAATGTTGATACAATCCATGCGTTCTTCAAAGGTTAGATTGGGTCTTTCAAGATCAAAATAGTCAAAGATGTGAAAGTCCAAATCTTTTGGATTTGTCTTAAACATACTTGTAATTTCCTCAAAGGTCTTGTCAGGTGCGTAGCATTCACCATCTAACCACTCACCTTCTCTGAGGCCATCACAAAGATGTTCAACCCCCTTAACGGGTTTACCAGTTCTTGAGAAGCACCCATTCTTGGAGACAAGTAGACGAACTCCATCAATTTTGGGTTGAACATAGAAGGGTGTGGAGATGTATTGTTGACGATCTTCCCACTTGTTGGCCAACATTGGCAGGATTTGGGTACCCTTCGTGTTTTCATTGTTCCACATCGTTTGAGCACGAGCGAGAGCCTTCTCGTACCCCGTCTTCACATTTGTACGCGATACAGTTACTTTGTCACTTCCAACCATACCACTCGTCTTCACGATGTCAGCGGTTCCATCACCGAGATCTTCCACGTGGATATCGGTAAAACGTTCACGATCATTCTTGTCTTTGCGGATAAGGCGTTCCATTATACGTTTGAATAATTTCTCAACTTTAAATAGATGTCTTCACTTCCAGTTGTAAATTATGGTAGAATGGAACGACTTAGGCCACCAGAACGCACAAACGTGCCTATGAATGCAAATACATTTGCAATACTTTTTATAATTTTATGTATTTTGGGTCTCTATAGAAGGTACGTCGTCATTAGTCAAGAGCGTGAGCGATCTTATACTTTAGACACTTTGATGCCGACAAATAGAGGTCTTTCTTCATCAATTTCTTAAATTTTCTATCCGGAATATCAGTCTTCTCCATATACATTTTTTTGAGGTCCTTCATGAGCTTATCACAGTTCTTCATCTCATGCTTGAGGTCCCTGTACTCTCCCCAAATCTCTGTGGAAATCTGGTGAATCAGAAGGTACGCATTAGCACCAATTCTACGCTCTGATCCACCCAAAAACATGAAAGTCGCAGCTGAACAACAGGCACCTTGGGCGATGGTGATAACCTTGACCCTAGACTTTTCCAAAATATTCTTTAGAGCGAAGCCTGCATACACATCACCACCCTCACTCATGATATGAACCCTGATTTTGGGTTCATAACCAATGAGATCGGCCTTGTGTTTGAGGAGTTGAACCTCCAACTTTTTAAAGGCTTCTACGAACTCTAATGTATTTTCCTGGCTGATTTCACCATAGAAGTGAATCTCGTTTCCGATAGTCTTGACACAATCAAGAGTATCTTCATCGTCATCAACCTTTTCTTTGTTCATAGGCATTTTTCAATGCTTTCTTTACTCTTGTAACGTCTCTCTGTTTTAACTTACTTCCTACCGCCAAATGATTCATCACATCAAAATCTTGAGGTGTGAGTCCATAGTCAAGCATAGGCTGTAAGTCTCCATTTTCTGCATACTTCTTTATAAGGCATAAATCCTCTATACACAAATTGTGACCATTTCTCTTCTGAATTTCCTTGTATTTTTGATCTCTCATCTTAAAGTTTCCATATTTAGTCCAACAACTCCCTGGTCTAATTTTTTCCTTTTCTAGGGTTGATCCCAAATATGATTTTGGGATTACTAGGGCATTAAGTACGAAATAGGGCATTAGATTCCACCCACCGGTCGTGTACATGTACGAGTCGTAAACATCAGCTTCACAAAATGCATCTGATATTTTTACACTATTCGCACCTTTTGAATCTAAATAGTTTTCCTGAAATATATCCCAAATATGACCATGTTCATAAACCGAATCCGGAATACCTATAGGATTTGGATCACTGAGAATATCCTTGATATACTCTTTTGGTGTTTTGAAAACATCTTTCTCATCAAAACCTTCTAGATAGGAAAAGAAGTCTCTGATATTCCCGTTACATCTCAACGCTGCGTTTTCAGCCACAGACGATCTATCCGCTGTTAAAGTTAATAACTTGTCTGGTTTGTGTTTGGGTATAAATATAGTTTCAAACCCTGGGAACATACACATATTTGTAGATGTAACTACAAGCGAGCCTCTAGATACGCGGTCACCATCAGACACTGTTTCTACAAGTCCTTTGTAATCAGAATCATAGTCTTCTATGTATGCATGTTTTGGTGCAGTTTTGATAAATGTCAAAAAATGTGATTTGGATTTTAGGTGATCCTTCTCAATCTCTACACTATTATAGTCATTCAGTACAGACTTCAATACATACGTCTTCCCCACACCTGATGAACCACATATGAACACATTCTTTCTTTCTTGAACATATTTCTTTAACAGCTCAATCTGTTTCGTGTGAAGTGTGGTAACAGGCTCTTCTTTTTTTTGTTCAATTATTTTAATGAAGGAATCCATCGATGACCTTACTAATCAAGCCATAGATTTGGTGCTCGAAAATGACGCACTACAAGAACGTATCGTAAAACCTTTAAAAAAGAAAATTTTACCATATGCTTTGTCCGCGGCTTTAACTAATATTGCCGTACTCATTCTTTTGGTATACCTTGCTCAACGTCTGTCTGTTCTTCAGACACTGAGGATTTAGCGTCTTCCTCTTCTTCGTCTTCCTCCGCTTCATCTTCTTCAGACTGCATCTCTTCTAAAAGTTTAGTCTTTTCGTCGTACTCACTTTTAGATTTGATCAATTCTCCCCATTTGCTAAATGGACCACCCTTGGTTACAGATTCAGTCACGTTTGCAACTTTTAATTTTGGAATGGCCCTAACATCCAGTATCTCTGGTTTTGTGAATATATTGTCCAGAGGATACTCTTTTTCAAATTCGTTTAGAATACTGGTTGGTACAGCTGGTGATTGTTCTATGAGACGATCATACTCAGCTTTGCACGTATTCACAAAGTCTAAACCATCCGCACTACGTTCACGTCTTGGTAAGGCTAACATCAGGCGAATGTTACGAGACAAGAGACCATACGAGAGAGCTGCAGTTTTGTGATTCTCCATCAGTTCATTAATCTTTAGAAACTGCATTATTGTCGCGACAAGACCCGCGATTAAGTTAAGACCCCCTATAATAGATGGTACCGAAGCTTTCATGGATTCAGGAAACTGGTCCTGAGCAAAGTTCGCTGTACCAGTTATGGTTGACAGAACAATCACAGGTAAAGTAAACTGCATAGAAAGTTTCTTATACATCAAATAGGCCTTGTGATTCATGTACCTATAACATCCAGCAGCCTCACCCCACTGTCTCAATATGGATTCATGCTGGTCGTTCCAACTCTTTTCTCTGAGATCGAGTTCTTGTTTTCTTAATGACGAGGGAGTAATACCTCCAAAATTTTCTTCACTCATTCTATAATAGATGAACATAATATTCTGGATTCATCTTGTTTTTCTCATCGCCATTCTCGTGATTCCATTCACAAATGATAGGCGTAACCTAGAGTTTTACTCCATACTTATCCCATTTTTGTTCTATCATTGGTCGGTTAATGATGATACATGTGCTTTAACGCAAGCCGAGATGTACGTGACAGGTCAGCAAAAAGAGGAAACTTTTATGCACAGAGTAGTAAGCCCTATATATAAGATGGAAGACAACGAGGTGAACAACCTTACGAAGACTATTTTTTTTATGTTATGGGGTCTAGTACAGTATCGTCTCGGTAGGTTTGATATGTTTATAGATGATTTTAAGGATCTCATGGCTGGTAGGGTTCCCAAGTGATATAAAGATTTAATGACAATAATAAACAGTAAATCATGAGTAACACTCGTCACGAATATTCTCAGCATGAACAAAACCTTGAACACATTGAGAATCAAAAACACGCAATGGAAGCAAATTATATGAAGTCTATTGACATTCTTGAAAAGGAAATGAATGAGATTGATAGACGAATTGGTGTGGCCAAGTCATCGGTTAAGAGGGAGTTGCTCACTAAGCAATATCAATATCTTGAAGATATGTCTCAAAAGTTTGATCAGGACTTTGAAACTAAAAAAGGGGAACTTGACGAGGTCATCAAAGAGACTAAGGAACGTATGAAAATTCTCAATGAGCAGATCAAGAAGGAAAAGAACTCTCTAGATCATAATATTGATCAGCTCAAAAAGTACATGAACAACCCCGGATCATACACCATGACCCAGGTTTTAGAAAAGGTGGTGAATTCATTGGAGATTCTTAGAGAAGGTGGGAAAAAGAAAAAGTCTACTTCTTCGTGAGTTCGTGAACACGCTTCATGAACTCCTTGTTACGACTCACCTTGGGATCTGCTTTGATAATACGGAGTAGGGCAGCTGTTGGTATCTTGGGGCTATTTCCCTTTGGTTTGGGGGTGGACTTTAATTTTTTGCGCGCACTCTGAATCTGTTTCACGGTTGGCATTTATACTTTAGGTGAATATTTAAATCTGTCAAAAAAGTGAGTAGACACTTTGAAGTTGTGATACAATAACATACATACAGCATCAGCTATATCATGCTTTCTTTCATATGGAATGTCAATATCGGTAAATTTTTCAGCGAGACTGACAGTTCTTTCCTTTCTTTCTTCGTAGTTTAGATGTCTCATACCAAAATGTGTATGCATGCTCACAGGTGAAACTAAAATCACTTTATCTTTGAACATGTAATGTAGAAGTATCTCAATATTCGTAAAACCACCGGGTGGTTGCCTCTCTATAAGAATTGTATCAGCTGTGTCAAATAATTCCTGATGGTCTTCTACAAATAAAGGAACGAGATCAACCATGTCATTTGAGTATATATATTTGTAATCTTCAAGACTTACCTTCTTTACGTAAGTAATCTCAATTTGAGGACCCTTTCCACATTCAGCTAGAACGAGACCCATATTATGGTACCCAATATCTATGGCCAGTACCTTCATATCTTTATCTAAAAGATTTTCCTTAAGTACAGTATATGAAGAACAAGACAAAGACTCAACTTTTATGGGGTGCCCTCATTGTACTCGTCCTCATTGTTGGATACATGTACCAAAACCCCAAAGTGGTTGAAGTTCCAGTAGGAGTACCTATGATGCCCGTACCACCTAGACCCATTGTGTCCCAAGAGAGGCCTCGTAGCCCCGAGTTT